ATGTCGCCAGCCCAGGCTGCAGCCGAATGGCAGGCAGCACGGGACCTGCGTGAGCAGGGAAGAGATCCAGCGGACGAGCGAAAGCTGGCGCGCAAGGCTTTGGCGCAACCGGTTGCACAGGTTTACACATTGGCCAAGCTGGTGGACGACTATGCCGCCCGGTATCTCATGGTCAACCGGGAGGCCAAGGGCGCCCGCAACATCGAGCAGCGTCTGCGCAATGCGATCTCGGGACGGGAGTCGACATCCGTGGCCGAGGTGGGGCGCTCTTTTGTCTACGACGTCATTGAAGGTCTGGCCGACCGCCCCGTCTTGGCCAAGTCCGTGAAGACGGAGATGGCAGCTGCATGGCGCGTGGGGCTGGAGTCAGGGCGAATTCCTGACGGCATGCCCAACTGGTGGGCGGAACGCACGTCCCACAAGCTTCGCAGCAAAGGGGCAGTGCGCGATGGAAAACACAAGGGAACCAGCAAGCGCGTGCTGAGCGGCGCGGAGATCAAGACGCTGATCGGCAGCGAGCTGTCGATGTTCAGCCGGCAGGTTCAGGATTTCCTGACGCTGCAGCTGTGGACATGCACGCGTGGCGGGGAGATCTGCCAGATGCAGAAGAAGCAGTTGTCGGAAGAGGGGGGTGTGCTTTGGTGGACCGTGCCCAAGGAGGCAATGAAGATTCGGCACGTTGAGGTCGCACATGACCTGCGTGTGCCTTTGTTCGGTCGGGCCGAGCAGATCGTGCGACGTCTGCTGGAGAATGAGGGGCAATGGCTGTTCCCGAGCATCGGGCGCGATGGTGTGCTTAAAGGGCAGACCCAGGCCTACATGCAGACCAAGGTGCACTATCTGCAGCCCTACAGCAAGACGAAGCCCGAGCACAAGCGGGCGCGGCTGACCGTGACGCATTGGTCACCGCATGATCTTCGGCGGACGGGGCGCACCATCCTGGCGTCGATGGGCTGTCCGCATGAGGTTGGGGAGGCGATCCTTGGCCACGTCCTCCCTGGCGTGGCGGGCGATTACAACCTCTACCGGTACGACGCCGAGCGCGGCCAATGGCTGGCAGCGCTCGATGCGAAGTTGGAGGAGTTCATCGGGGCTTAGGGGCACCGGTGTTCTCAGGTGGCAGCAGCTCGGACGCTGGCCGACGAGCGGACCAGTCATCGAGTTCCGCGCGCAGCCAGCCCACGCGCCTGGCAGACAACTGGCGTGGCTGGGGAATCTGGCGCTCCCGCACCAGTTGTTCGAAGGAACTGACGCTCAGCGCCACGTAGGCTGCGGCATGCTCGCGGCCGAGCACGGCAGGTGCAAAGTTCAGAGTGATGATCTTGGACATGGGCGTCCTCAATGAAAAAGGCCCGCGGGTGCGGGCTAGGTGATTGGTTCGTCGTCGGGGTGAGGCGCGCGCTTGTCGCGCCATTCCTTGCGCTTCTTGCTGGGCATTCAGGTCTCCTTGGCGGGCGGCAGCGGCTTGCGCGCCTCCAGCTCATCGATGAGGGCGGCCATCCGCTCGATCTGTGCGCCACGGAGCGCGAAGTCTCCGCGCAGGCGCTCGTTCTCGGCATGCAGCCGCTTCAGTTCACGGCCGGCTGCCTCGACATCGCCGAGGCGCATCTGGTGCCAGGCGCCTTCGTTGAGCCAAGCGGCCAAGCGCAGGGCCTCGGGCTGGGGTGTTGGTGCTGTGGTCACGGGGTCTGTCCTTTCTTCGTGCGCACCATGGCGCCGTTCTTGTCCACAGGCACCACGCGGCGGCCGCGCCAGCGGAATCCGGGTGGCAGCTTCTTCAGGAACGATGGCTGGCTCGGCGGCCACTGGTCTCTGGGAAGCATGTCGCCCGTCTTGGGGTCTATGCATTCACCCCAGTGCTCTGTGCTCTCGATGTCATGCAGATAGTCGGATGCCGGCATGTAGTCCCACTCGTCGTACTCGTAGCTGCAGCGCCATTCATATGAGTAGCGGCCGTCATGGTCCGGGCCAAAGCCACATGGCGACACGGAATGTCGGTGGAACGCCAGCAGGATCACCGCCGCGCGCTTGTCCTGCTTACGTAGCTGTCGGAGGTTCACGATGCAGGTCCTTTCTGCTGCGCCTGGGCGCGCAACGGCGATTTGCGCTCGTAGAGCACGGCGTGGCGGTATGCCGACCACTCATCGACCTTGCCATCCATGTCGTCGGGCGACGCGAACCAGCGCGCGGGCTTCAGCCACTGCACGACGTTGATCGGCCTGTAGTTGCCGTCGCGCCAGCCGTTGTAGCCAGCGAGCACCACGCCGCTTGTAATGTCGCCGTTTTTGAGGCGCACGGCCTGCCAGACGCCGGTGAGCGTCCAGATCTTCTGGGCAAACCATTGCTCCTGGTCAACCCACCAGCCGCGTTCGGTCTCGTTGCGCACGGTGATTTCGATGGGTTCTTGCATGTCAGCTCTCCTTGTGCGCCCCTTGGGCCAGGGTCTCGAAATAGAAAACGATGGGCGTGGCCTTCAGTTCGACCAGCCCGTATCGGACAGCGCGGCGGAATGTGCTGACATCACGCATCAGCACCTCGTTGCTGCGCTGCATGAGCGCGCGCCAGGCTTCCAGCGTCAGGCTGTGCTTGTCGAGGTTGCAGGGCGCGCATGCGGGGTTGAGGTTCTCCAGCGTGTCGCGCTCGGGCCTGAGCACGCGTCCAGTGGTGACGACGCCTTTGCCGGGGACGAATGCCAGCTCGCGCTCCACATACTCGATGTGGTCGGCATGCCAGCGGTCGCCCAGCTCCTCGCCGCAGTACGCGCAGCGGCCCCCGAACTTCTCGCGCAGGGCCGCGCGCTGGCTCTTGCTGAGCTTCATGTGCTCTCCTTGTGCCCAGTGGGGCGCGATGGTTCGTTACCAGACACGGAAGCCTCCAGACTTCTCGGCCCAGTCAGCAAATGCGCGCGTTTCCTCAACGAAGTCGCGGCGCACGGGCAGGGTGTAAAGGCGCGTGCGGTCGTCACGCATGCGCTGCTGTTCGCTGGCCGGCATCTTTTCCCACTCGGCATACAGGCTGTCCTGCAGGTCGGCCACCCAGCGAGCGATCTGCGCCATCTGCTTCGCTTCGGAGGCCGAGACCCGGGCGCCATCGTTTTTGGAAACGCACAGTCCATCCTTGCGATTCCGCGCGACGTACTGTCCAGGCACGAAGGCCTTGCCATAGCCCAGGGGCAGGCCAACGCCGGCATCCAACATCCACGGCCACGAGAAGCCGCCGGCGTCGAAGTCGCCTGCCGCCTTGTTTCGCGGGTTCAGGGTGTATCCCATGCTCACGCCCCCTTGGCTGCTGCCTGGCCTGGGGCCTCGGGCATCAGGCCGATGCGGCCCGACAGGATCGCGGCCTTAATTGCGTTCAGCTCCCAGCTGTAGCTGGTCGCGTCCACGTAGACCCGCAGGCCATCGGGGTAGTCGTGCTTCTTGCGCTTGATGAATGCGTCCGCTGCGGCCTGCGTGAAGTGCTGGCAGACGAACTCCCAGCGCTCCATTGCGTGGTACAGCGTCGAATCGGGGTACAGCTTGGCCATTGCCTGGGCCATGTCGTAGCTGTCCGCTTCCGAGAAAGCACCTTCGACTGCTTGGTCCAGCGCGGCCAGTTGCTCGGCATCGAGGCCAGCCAGGAAGTCCTCCAGTGCCTCATCGTGGCCATCCGTGTAGATCCGCATGGTGTCGGAGTGATCCTCTGGCACGGCATGCCACACGCGCTTTTCCACGAGGAAGGCCGCATCCGCTGTGCAGTGCTCGCGCACCCCTTCGCCCACGCAGTCGTGACGCAGACGTGCCACGAAGTCGGCCCAGGTCTCGGCATTCAGCGGCGCGCCGGCTGCGAGGCTTGTCGTGCTCAGCATGCTTCACCGCCTTCCTTGGCCTGGGCTGCGAGAGCGGCGCGATGCTCCACGCGACGCGCATATGGGTGCAAATCGGCGTCCTCGATCTTCCAGTAGTCACCTGTCCATTTACCGCCGGCCTGAATGAACTCGGCTTCGATTTCATCGTCCGTGCTTGACGCATCCACTGCAGGCGCAGCAGGTGCTGCCATGCCCTGCAGCAGGGTCCAAGCGCGCTCGTAGTCGTCCCAGGCCTGCTGGTTGTATTCGCCAGCTGACTCGCGGCAGGAGCCGAGATGCGTGCGCATGCGTTGCAGGAACTTGGCGAGGCGTTGGGCCTCGGCGGGCGCCGCAGGTGCAGCCAATTCGACCTTCTGGGACAAGTCGTAGAGCACCTGCATGCGCAGCACCAGGGTGCGCAGCTCGCAGCCCTTGCGGATAGTTATGTGCCCCACGGTCACGTCGCACGGCAGCGGCCAGTCCATGGGATCTTCTGGCGCAGCGGGTGCTGCCTGGGCCAGCAGCTCGAAATAGCGGCCCAGCCACTTCTTGAGGCGGTCCATCATGATCTGCGGGCCGTATGCCACCTCTTCGGGGTGCTGGCCATCGTGGGTCAGGGTGCAGGGCACCCAGCCGCTCGGCAGCCCCGAGGGCGCAGCAGGTGCCTGGGGCGCTGCATCAGCAGCCCGCAGCGGCGATCCCTGCAGCCCCTGGCGCTTCAGGTAGTCCAGCGCTTGCGCGGGCAAAACGTGATTCGGCGCGGCTTTGCGCAGGGCCTGGACTAGTCTCTTCACCAGGGCGGCCAAGTCGTCCACACGAGCTTCAGGTGCCTGGGGCGCTGCTGCCATCGGTGCATATATCGATGGCACAAGGCCGCGAGCCACAAGCTCCACGACGACCTCGGAGCGAAGCTGAGAGAGCGCGCTGCGCATCTGCGTTGCGTTGTGCACGTCTGCGATGTGCTCGCGTGCTGCGGCAATGTCGGCCTCGCTCGGGGCTGCAGGCGCTTCCAGGGCGGGCGCTGCCGTGGAAGGTTGTCGGCCCAGGTCGAAGTAGGAGTGCATCTTGTCGCGGCCCCACAGCAAGCCGATTCCAATGGACGATGCATCGTGCTCAGGCAGCGGTGGGTGTTCGCCCATGAGAGCCACAGTGGCCGGCTGCAGGTAAACAGTGCGCCAATGGCCTTCGTTGTCCTTGCGGCACGGTTCAACGTCGTATAGGAATTGGCCGGTGTACGTGTTGACGTAGCCGAAGGGCGCCACAGCAGCAGTAGCCGGCGGCTCCTCGATCTGGGCCAGGCACTTCGAGCTGCGCGCGGCGGCGCGGTCTGCCACCAGTTGCGTGTAGCGGTCCAGCTGATGCTTCTCGGCTTGCACGGCCGCCAGTGGCCGCACCGGCAGATCGTCTTCAATCAGCGTCGAGTGCTCTATCCATATGCCAGCCTGGCGCATCAGTTCTTCTTGCGTCTGGGCGTCAATGTGTGCGGCTGTCGTGATTGCTGTCATGAGGCTTCCTTGGAGATGCGCCACCCTTTGGTAGCTGTGTGGGAGATCCGGCCGGCGCGGCGCAAGGCCTGCAGTCGGGACTGGATTGCGGTGAGGGCGTTCCAGGCCCGGGGCGTGGCCAGGTCGGCCTGCACCACGGTGTCGATCTGGTGGAGTTGCCGGGAGTGCTTCGGCCCTGTCGCCAGGGCGTCCAGCAGGGCCGAATCGAGCGCGGCGAATCTATTGGCCATGCGGGTCCTTGGGGATACGCCAGTGGCTGGCAGTGGTTTGGATGACGTGGCCTGCGCGCTGCAGCAGCTGCTGGCACTGGGGTGGGGTCGGGGTCATGGGGTGCAGAAACAGAAAAACCGCCTGCTGGCGGTTTGACTGAGTGAATTCTGTGAATTGATTGCCTCAATTGATCGTGGTCAATCAATTGAATGCATAAGGGGTTTTATGTATGGCGATTTGGTTTGTGAGACGCAAGAATTCCGCGTCTTCAACTGCAATTGGAAAGGCCTGCCGTGAAATTCCAGATCTTCAAGTCCGCCAACAACCATCAGTGGTATTGGAATATGGTCGCCGACAACGGGAAAATAATTGCTGCCAGCGGCGAGGGATACATAAACCGCAATGATGCAGTGCATGGATTGGTGCTGGTTCGGCAGAACGCCGCGTCAGCAACCGCATGGGAGCTGGGTGCCGATGGCAAGTGGTTTATTCCGAATTGAGCAGCTTCTCAGTGACCACAGGGCAGCGGATCGCCGCGCTTGTGGTCTTCGGGGACTGGGGCGCTGCAGCCAAAGCAGTGCTCCGGTTTTTGCTCATCCCACCAGAGGCTTCGTGCGCGCCTGCTGGCGCCTCTCGGTCGCGCTCCGCGCGATGCGCGGCAATGTCGTGTGTCTTGCTTGTCATGTGGTGTTCTGCTGCTTGATTGCTGTGTCGATGGCGAGGCGCGGGGTTTCGAACACGCCAGGTTGCTGGATGTCGTCGCGTGGCCACTTGAGCCAATAGCCGGTCTGACCCGGAGAGGCGCTGGCGAGATCGACTTTCCCGCCGCTGGCCACGAGGGCGCCCTGCTCGATCAAGAAATCAAGGCGCTTGGTATCGGCTCGCGCCTCGCTGGCGCTGGTCTTGCCGCCGCTGATGGTCTTGGGGGTCACGCGGCTGGCTCCCTGAGCCTTTGCTTCTGCCACCTGGGCGGCCAGGGTATCGGCTGCCTTGTCGCCGCCCAGGCTCCGCGCTGTCTTCGCGGCCAGGCTGGCCGACACATCGCCAGAGGTGACCATCTCGCGGACGGCGTTGGGCGCATCGCCGAGCGCGAGCAACTGCTGGACGTGCTCTGTGGACTTGCCTACCTTTTTGGCGATGTGGGCTGGGGGCCATCCGAAGGCCCGCAGGCGCTTGTATCCCTCGGCCATCTCCAGGGGTGTCAACGGCTTGTTGGCGGCGCTGGTGATGATCCGGGCGGTGCGGTCGGCGTCGTTGCCCTCGAAGAGCACCATCGGAATCCACACCTTGCCATCGCGCGGATCCTCCAGCGTCGCGCCGCGTTTCAGTGCCAGGCCAATGGCCGCATGGCGCCGGTGGCCATCCACGATGTACATGCCGCCCGCATCACGCACGCGTAGCTCCAGGGGCGGGTAGGTGCCGCCGTCGATGATGTGCTGTGCCAGGGCTTCGATGGACTCTTCGAGTTCGGAGCCGCCCAGGCGCAGGTTGAAGCCTGGCTCGATGTGGATCTCTTCGTAGAGGACTCGCACCGCGTCGGCGCGCTTTGCGACCTTCGCGGCAAGCATCTGGCGGATGGAGTTGGTCATGATCTGTTGATGTAGAGGTGTTGCTGGACGGCCAGCGGTATGACGGAGCACACGTCGCTCAGGACGGCGCGCGTATGGGCGGCGTCGCGGCCGTAGCCGGAGGGGGCGCTGAATTCGAGAGCGTCGCGCAGCTTTGCCGGGCCCATGCGAGCCAGGGCACCGATGGGATCGGCCTCCGGCAGGGCGGTAGACCAGGTCTTCGCCATCGAGTGCACGATGAGCATGGGCACGCCGCCCACGCGGGAAGTGCCGGGCTCAACGACCAGGTAGATGTCGCCGATGTCCGCGATCTCGGTGACGCGCAGGGACAGTAGGGGAGGGGTGTCGGTGGCTTTCATGTGGCAATGGCCGCTGCAGCGGCGAGGGTGGCCGCGCTGATTGCGGACCAGATGAAGAGATGGAGGAGGGCGCGCATCACGGCCGCTCTCGCAGGCAAACAACAACCTCGCCGTACCACTCGGCATGCATGCCGGGGCAAGCCCAGGCCGAGGCCGCTGCGCGTCTCAGGTCCGCCGCGCTGGCGCTGGGCTCCTGGGCCGCGTCTGCCGCACTGCAGGCGCTGCAGGACAGGACGATCAGGGCGAGCAGCGCCGCGACAAGCCAGCGGCCCGGGATGCGCTCCTGCTCGGCAAGTGGCCCCGGGGATTCACGCAGGTAGCGCGCATCCGGGTCATCGCAGAAGGGTTCAGAAGGAGTAACGCGAATCATCGACAGCTCCTTTCGTTACCTCGGCCAGTTCCAGTGCCAGCCATCCGCCGCCCTCGGCCAAGTCCTTGCACTGCATCGCAGCGGTCATGACCTCGTAGGGCTTGGAGCGCACCGGCTTTTTCTTCGCCTTTGCGAGCCAGGCGCCCTGGTCGAAATCCGCAATCGGTTTGCCGCGCTTCTCCGCGTCGCGCGCCTTCTTGATGTGTTCCTGCTGAGCCTTCTCCAGGCTGCCAGGTGGGATGCCCATGACGCGCCACCCTTTGTGGAACGCATCGGGCTGGGCGCGGGCTTTCTTCTTGACCTCGATGGGGGGGGCGACGCTCACGGGCCGCCCGTGGATGTTCACGTAGCTCAGCATGCATATCTCCTGGGGATGTGGCCTGTGGGGCCGGAAACGAAAACGCCCGCGAGGTGCGGGCGAGACGTGGACAAAGGCCGGTGCCGCATGGCGGCGCGCAGGGAGAGATGGCGTGGTGGTGAAGGCCCTGGCCCGGCGAAACTGGGGTGAGGGTTGATGGCCGCCGTATTCGCCCCGGCTTTCCCTCTGACGGTTGGCGGACTCTCACCGCTTGCGGGTGGGCAACTACCCGTCACGATTTGCCATCAAATAAAGAGTCGCTGGTGTGCACCAATCCTTTTGCAGATCCGACCCCGCCGAGGGGGCGCACGCGACTTCAAACCGAGGGGCACTGCTGGCGCTGAACCCCTTGGTTTGCCCCGGCTTCGATCCGGGAGCGTTGTTCAGGCCGAGCACTCTTCCAGAAGGAGCTCCCAGTCCCGTTCGCTCTGCTCAAGCGCGCGGCGCCTTTGCTCATCCAGGATCGCGTAGTACGCCTTGCGGTTTTGCTCGATAGCCTGAGTATTCGTGCGGAGGTAGTCCGCAACGATGGCAGCCTCCTTCGCGATTTCGTCTGCAAGTTGCTGATAAGTCATGGAGTCGCTCCTTGATCAAACCTCAGCCCTGCGCGCAAGACTGAGGTTTGCGCCCTGATGTCGCTCAGGGCTGGCGCCGGCAGTGCCGGAGGGATTTGCTGTTCTTGGCAACCCTGTTTGCCTCACCTATTCACCCGTCTACCGCGCTTTGGCGGACTGTGGCCTGGCAGGACTGCCAGAGCAGAGCAGCGGCCCGAGCCCGCTGGTGCATGTGCCGAACGAAGGCCCTGCAGGTAGGGCCAGCAACATCGGCGTCAGTTTTTTAAGGATCTGGATGGGGAGGGGCTCGGTCCGATCACCTGGCCCAGCGCAACCTGTTTGTGCTGCGTTGGGATGAATTGTTAGCCTAGGTGAACTTGCTGTCAATAGCTTGGGTTAACTTTTTGTTCGCCAGGGCTTACACTGAGACATGACCACGCAACACACAGACGAAAAAAAGCCCGCTCAAGGCGGGGTTGACGGACAAGTCGAAGCAGGGCCGCCCCTGCTGCCCTCATCGGCGCGCTGCATCTGGACGGGGCCGCAGACGGGTCAAGAGCAGTGGGATCTCAAGGAAAAGATGGAGCGATTGCTCGACAGGCTCAACAAGGCGCTGTGGGTCTGCGATACGCAGCACGCCGATGACGTGCAGCGGCGCGCTGAGGTGGTGCGGCGTGATGTGCTGCTGGCGCTGGAAGAGGCTGTTTCTGTCGAGTCGGCGTTGTTTAGACTTGATCCGGGAGACAAGGTTCGTCAGATGGCTACATTCCATTTCGACAGCTTGTGCAAGCGATAGGAGACCTCGCTGCGCGCGTCGTGCAGGCATCTGACGATCTCCGCTGGCGCGTCTCTTCCCTTCGCTTTGAGTTCTGCAGCGATGCTTAGGCCGGACGCATGGCAAAAATCACGACCTTCTTCGCTCTCAAACACATGGACCGCCAAGCCTTGCAGCTTGGACTTTAGGCTTTCGTACTCGTAGCGAGCCCGCTCCGCGTCGCCTGGCGAGAATCGCTGTCGCCCATCGCACAACGGGATAAGGGCGTTGATGTCTTGGGTGACGTCTGCGAGGAGCTGTTCAATGATCTGCTTGTCGTAAGGCGTCATTTTCGCTCTACTTCTTTTCAGTGGAGGCAGATGCCTTTGCTACGAAAGATTTCTCAAAGCCCAAAGACTCCGCAAGATCTTTGTCTTTCAGCGCGGCCGTGCGGCCCTCGCGAATTGGGCCAGTGAGGTAGTGGGTGTAGGTGTAAGAGTGGATCGACACTTTTACTCCCTCGGCCTCCATGCGCTTAGCGTCTTTTAGAGCAGCAGCCTTTTTTTCATAGTTGCTTGAGTACCATTTCCAATATATGTCATTCCCCTTGGAATTCCTTGGGAGGCCTAGTTTTTCCAAACCGTAGAGCGGCCTTATATCGTCAAAAACTTCCGCAAGCTTTGCAAAGTTCTCAATCTCACCCTTTGACATACTGTAGTCTTTAGTTCTATCTCCACTGAATCGGACAGTCGCGGATTTTGCTGCGCCTATTCTTGCGGCAGTCTTCGCAAGATCCTCGCTCACCGGCATATCAACAACCTCCATGACAAAGGACGACCCATTGTCCCGTGACACTTCTTCTCGGTTGTATCGTTGATCAAAAACCAAGTCATCGTCGGCGAGTATCTGCACTCGATCAAAGAATACCCATCTATCGCCTATGTATGCTATAACCAGCCTAGCCTTTGGTGATATTTTGTCGGACGGACTGGAGAGATAGAAATATGTATAAGGATCTTTGTACTCTTTATCTCCCGGTCTTGAGTTCCAGAATTGGCTTGATTTGAATTTATCAATTTCAACCCCTCCCATCCTGTCTGATATCTTTTCAAACATTGCCATCTTCTCGTCCTCGGATACCGATTTCTGAGCAATGGCCTTTTCAGGCGTCTTATTGTTGTTCGCTTGATTTGATGAGTTCTCTTTGCATGACGCCAGGGAAAGCGCAAAAAGAAGAGCAGTAAACAGGTGTGCGGTTTTCACTTTGCCCTCTTTATCGATTAGAAAACCATTGAGTCGGGGCCAACGCTGCCAGCGACCCGCTCAACGCAGTCAACCTCTTGGCGACCGATGGTCATGGGCTCATAGCCGTTATTGATGCTCAGAAGCTGCAGCTCATCGCCCCGCATCCAATTCAATTGCTTGAGGACACAGTTGCCATTATGGAGACGAACTACCACATCGCGCCCTGGCTGAGCCTCAATGCTTGGCGTCACCACAACATACTCACCGGCGCGGTAGCGTGGGTGCATGGAATCCCCCTTGATGCGTAGCGCATACGCATGCGGGTCGCCTGTCCAGTAGACCACCCAGCCGTCCGGGGTGTTGTCCTGAACAAGGTATCCATCAGGGCCGGCACGGACGCTGCCTGTAATCGGCACGCGACGCGCCTTCTTGAGTTCAGGTGCCGGCTCCACGTTCGTGATAGCGACTGGGTGCAATGTCGTTTCGCTGCCTTGCAGCTCTTTCGGCTCAAGGCCTTCAGCGAGCCAGGCCGGGGATATCTTGAGGTCGTATCTGGCACAGATCTTCTCAGCGTTCGCGCGCTTGATGGTGCTCACCTTCTCCGGATTGCCGAACCAGGCCGATACGGTCGGCCTACTTACCTCGCACAGCTTCGCTATGTCTGCCAAAAGCCCGTTTGGACGTGGCACGGGGAAGACGGAATTTAAGCGCTCTTGCAACGTAGACATTAGCCTAGCCTAACTATTTGTGAGTTAGCTTGGGCTTGCGCTTGTTGTTAGCTTGATCTAACATGTGCGCATGAACAACCCCGCAACCCAGGTAATTGACGCGCTCGGCGGAACTGCGGCCGTCGCGCGGATCTTCAACTTATCGAAGCCCAGCATCAGCGCCTGGAAGACCGATGGGATCCCTGAATCGCGCGTGATGTACCTGCGCGTGGCTCATCGGAAGGCGCTCGCCGGCATCGACTTGACGGCTGCTACGGCATTACGCCGCGCTCGCGTGCCAGGCATGCCGCTGGCGCAGCCCACCCCCGAAGGCGAGGAGGTGCGTCATGGCTGATTTCTGGCCTGTTGTCTTCTCGCTGGCGCAGCTGACCACCGCATACACGTTGGTGAAGCTGGTGGATCGTCTGGATCGTCTGCTGGCGCAAAAGTCGGCCCCGGCCCCCATCAAGCCGAGCATGTGGCGCCGCATCAAGGCCCGCTTCTCCAAGTCCACCCCCCAGACCCAGGAGGCGGCCCGTGACTAAGGCGCTGCTGTTCCTGAGCCTGTCTGCTGCGTGGTCGATGGCATGGCTGCTGTGGGATTGCTCTTCAGGCTGTCTGCTGACATCTGCGGACCTCCTGGTTCGGTGGAGCAGTTCTCTGGCTGCGTTTTTGGTGCTTGCTTGGCTCTGCGCTTTGCGAAAAAAGCCATGACCATCAGCACCGCTGACACCACTCCCAAGGAAGTCCATAGCGCGATTGCTACGACTTCTCGCCGCGATGGTGGCGTATCTGGCTCCAGCAGCGGAGCCAGGCCGCGCCAAACCCACACGTACACGACGAGGTACTGCGCCACATCCACCGCTTTGGAGAGCGTGCGCAGCGTCCTTTGTCGCAATTCCGTCTTGGCGGTGTCGCTTGCGCTTCTCCACCGCCTCATGAGCCAGTTGCAGAGCCCTATCAAGGCTGCAGCGGCCACGGCCTGGGTGAAGCCTGCGTTCGCCCAGGTGACCAACGTATCCGTCATCCCCGCTCTCCCTGTTGCTGTTTGCGTCTGCAAAAGCATAGCCCAGGGTGTGGCGGGCACCTCTCTCACTCGTTGTTTTGGTTTTCATGCAGCGAGTTTCGTTTCCAGCGGTAACGGCCGCAACGTCCTTTTTTCTGGAGCCCGGACATGAACTCCCTTGATGCGCTGCGACGCATGGTCGCGAACTACCCCGGTGGCCGTCCGGCCCTGGCTGCCCGCCTGGGCAAATCCGACGAAGTGCTGCGCAAGGAGCTGAGCGGCTCTTCCGCTCACCACAAGATCGGCCTGGCTGATTCCGAGCAGATCGCCGACATGTGCCGCGAGGCTGGCTGCGCAGAGGCTCACGCCCTGGGCACGGTGTTCTCGTTCAAGGCCGGCATGCTGGCGCTGCCCGCGACCACCGTGGACGGCCCTCGCTGCCTGTCCAAGGCCACGGCTGTCGCTGTCCACGAATGCGCCGACGTGCTGCTGGCTGTCACCAAGTCCAAGGCGGACGGCAACATCAGCGACAACGACCGTGACGACGTGCTGCGCGAGATTGGCGAGGCCGTGGCTGCGCTGCAGGCTGTCGCCCTGGCCCTGAAGGCTGAGCACGCAGCTGACAACGCAAGGAGCCCGGCATGAGTAACGCAGGCAGCTACCCCTGGTTCCGGATGTATTCCGAGTTCCTCAACGATCCCAAGATCATCGCCCTGGCATTTGAAGACCAACGCCACTTCATCGGCCTGCTGGCGCTGAAGTGCGACGGCACGCTGGACTCTGGCGCAGCTCCTGACTTGATGGACCGCATCGTCGCCCAGCGCATGTGGATTGATCATGCTGTCATCCGCGAGGTCAAGAGGCGCCTGGTTGCCGGTGGCCTGATCTCCGAAGACTGGCAGCCGCTGGGCTGGGAGAAGCGCCAGATGCGCAGCGACAACAGCACGGCGCGCGTTGCCAAGCACCGCGAGAAGAAGAAGGCCGAGTCCGGTAACGGTTGTGGAAACGTTTCAGGTAACGAATCTGGAAACGGCGATGAAACGTTACTGAAACGCGAAAGTAACGGCCTAGAAGAAGAAGAAGAAGGAGAAGAAGAGAGAGAGACGCGCGAGGACTCGCGCTCTCCCTCACCCGATTCGAAGTCGATCACGCTGAAGGCCTACATTGCCGACTGCAAGGCGCAGGGCGTGAAGCCGATTCCTGAGGACCACCACATCCGCGAGGACATGACCGCGGCGGGGATCTGCGACGAGATGGCCCAGATTGCGTGGCTGCGTTTCCGTGAGGAGCACACGACCGGCCTGCGCAAGGGCAAAAAGTACAAGGACTGGCCTGCCGTGTTCGCGAACTCGGTGCGGGACCGCTGGTACAGGCTCTGGACGGTGCACGCTGACGGGCCTGCGCAGTGGACCAGCGAAGGCCAGCAGGCGAAGCGCGTGGCTGACGCTGCTGCATCGGCACGGGAGGCAGCATGAACGCCTTTGACCTACCCGAAGAGGAATTGCTGTTCTCCGGCGAGGCTGAAAGCGCCGTGCTGAGCGCCGTGCTGGCCAATGGAGCCGAGGCATACGACATAGCTGCAGCGGTCATCTCGGCCGATGCCTTCTGCGTCCCGCTTCACCGCACTTTGTGGCTCGCTGCTGAGAAGCTGATCCTGGCTGGCAAGTTCGTGGACCTCGTGACCGTCATGGACTCGCTGCAGGGCCAGGACGTGGTGTGGTCGGATGTCAACGAACTGGCGAAGGGCTACTGCTCCCCCCGGGCCGTTCCCACCCATGCTGAGACCATCGCCCGCTACGCCAAGGAGCGCGCCCTTCGGTCTGTGGCCTATCAGGTGTCCGGCTTCGCTTGCGACGGCACGCAGACCATCGAGCAGCGCGTCGGCGCCTCGGTGCTGGCGCTGGAGAGCGTGCTGGAGAGCAAGGCCGGCACCGAGCCCCAGCCCGTTTCCGCGTTCGCTGGCGGCTTCATCGATCGCCTGATGAGCCGCGCCGACGGCAAGACCAAGGCGGGCCGCTCCTCGGGATTCCCCGGTCTCGACCGGATGGCCCCCAGCGCTTTTGCCGATGGCAAGCTGGTCGTGATCGCTGCCCGCCCCTCGGTTGGCAAGTCCAGCCTTGCACAGCAGATCGCCGAGCGCCAGGCCGCCGACGGCATCCCCACTGCCTTCCTCGGCATGGAGATGGAAAACGATGAGGTCGTGGACCGCACGGTCGCGAACAAGGGCCGTGTGCCACTCGACGGCATCCAGACGGGTCAGCTCACGGACGACGAATGGGCGCGCGTGACGGAGGCTGTCGAGGCCATCCGCGACTTGCCGCTGTACCTGTACGACGTGCCGGGCCTGACCCTGGCGGAAGTCACATCCAAGGCACGCGGGCTGGTCCGCAAGTACCGCATCAAGACTCTGGTGGTGGACTACCTGCAACTGATGCAGGGCGATCCACGCAAGGAGCGCCGCACCCAGCTCGAAGACATCACGCGCGGTCTGAAGCGCTTGGCCAAGCAGCTTCGCATCACCGTCGTGCTGCTCTCCCAGCTGAACCGCGACGTAGAGAAGCGCACGAACCCGCGCCCCCAGATGTCGGACCTGAAGGAGTGCGGCGCGATCGAAGAGGACGCGGACACGATCATTTTCCTGTGGGACCACGCGCCCGCCGACAACGGCTGCACCCTGAAGGGTTGCAGTCTCGGCAAGGCCCGTGGCGGTCGCAAGGGCGAGCTGGCGCTGCACTTCGAGGGCCAGTACCAGTTGTGGAACCAGTCCACTGCCTCGCTGGCTGCTCCATCGAAGGGCGATGCCGGTGGCCAAAAGAAGTACGCGGAGGACTTCTGACCATGCGCACGCTCGAAGAAATCAAAGGCCGCTGCTTCATTGATGAGGATGGCCACTGGCTGTGGCGCGGTGCGACCCGTGGCGATGATCGCGTCCCGTTCATCTATGCCCCGAATCTGGCTCGTGGAGGAAAGATGTCCTCGCAGTGTGGATACCGCGCTGTCTATCACGTCACCAAGGGTGTTGCTGTGCCTCCAGGGCATCGGGTATTCAACACCTGCGGCAACCCGGCCTGCGTGAACCCCGAGCACATCCGCTGCGCCACGGATGCCGCATTTGGCCGCTACGTGCGCAGCAAAGGGATCTTCAAGGGCCAGGTTCGCCGCATCCTGGCCAACCGTGCAATCACGCTGGCCCGAACCAAGGTCACGCCCGCGATCGTGAGCCAGATCCTCGCCAGCGAACAGAGCTGCGCGAAGACGGGCGCCGCCTTTGGGGTGAGCGGCAACTTGGTCCGTCGCATTCGCAACGGCACGCACCCAGTCAAGCCGGCTGGCGCTGGCGGCATATCCACCATGGTTTCGGCACTCACAAGGAAGACAGCATGAGCGAGTACACGGGAGGCAGCGTGAGCTACTACAGCGTGGCGGTGGAGCGACCGACCACGGAAGGCCGCGCGCCGTACATGGCCGAATGCAACGACCTGATCGAGGCCCTGGGCATGAACTACGCCGAGGGCAACGCCTTCAAGGCTATCTGGCGCATGTGCGCGGCTCGGCAAGGCAAGTCGAAGAAGGGCTACACCGACGGCCTGTATGACGCTCAGAAGGTGGTGTTCTTCGGCCAGCGGATGGTTGCGCAGCACACGCTGGCGCTGGACGGCAAGACGCAGGAGGCTCAGTGAGGATCGAACTCCCATGGCCTCCGAAGGAGCTGTCGCCGAACGCCCGCCTGCACTGGGCGAGCCTGGCCAAGGCCAAGAAGAACTACCGGCATGCCTGTGCCTATGCCGCTGTGCAGCAGGGCGTGCGCCGCATCCAGGCCCAGAAGCTGCACCTGGCGCTGACGTTCCATGCGCCGACCCGCCGCGCCTACGACCTGGACAACGCCTTGGCGCGGATGAAGGCCGGCCTGGACGGGCTGGCGGACGTGCTCGGGGTTGATGACAAGCACTGGAGCCTGAGCATCACGCGGGGCGAGACGCCTGGCGGCCGTGTCGTGGTGGAGCTGTCCCCATGCTGAACAAGCTCAACGACCGCGAGCGGGAGCACCTGGCCGCAGTGAAGGAGCTGCCCTGCAGCGTGTGCGACGCGCCAGGCCCGAGCGAGGCGCACCACGTCAAACAGCACCGCCAGTACGTGTGCATCGCGCTGTGCGAGAGCTGCCACCGTGGCGCGCTGCTGGGGCTGCACGGCCAGCGCCGCTCCTGGGCAATCCGAAAGATGGACGAAATGGACGCGCTGAACGTGACCGTGCAGCGTTTGATGGGAAATTGAGGAGATCACGATGAGCGAAGCACCAACGACGCAAGAGCTATATGCAGCCGCGACGCACTCCATGTCCCTGCGCGTGGACGCCCGCACCACGGGGGATGTGGACTACCTCATCGCCGCCGCGTGGGGAAGCCAGCAGTTCGGCGCTGCGCTGATGCGCCTGCAGGCTGAATTTGATGGCGCTGGTCGCCGCCTGCCGAAGAAGCCCTCGCGCAGCGATGTGTTCCGCGCTGCCCGCGTCTCGATGGGCAAGGGCATCACCAAGGTGACGGCCGACAGCACGAAGACGGCCAAGGAAAAGCTTCAGGCCAGCTATGACAGCGAAATGCTCCTGCTGGTCCAGCCGCTCAAGTCGCTCCGCAGCGTGCGCCGCCATCTGGCCATCAAGCTGCTGCTGGACGGCATGCCCGACAAGGCGGTCGATCAGATCATCCTGCAATGGCTCGCGCCGAAGTGCCCGCTGTGCTGCGGCCGTGGGCTGATGCTCAAGCGCTGGAGCGACACAGATCTGTCCGACGACAAGTGCATGGCCTGCGCTGGATCCGGCGAGTTGCCCGCTCCCGAGGGCGCTGTGGGAGCGAAGGCGATGCGCTACATGGACAGCTGCATGCAGGACGCTGGCGGCCGGATCGGTGCAAAAACACGCCCGACCCATTGACCGCCTGAAATCTGTTGTTAGAATTGCGACTGCCGGTTCGCATGAGAAAGTCTGCATGCCGGCGTCACCGTCCAGCACTCCGATGACTGCCCTTAGCGGCTTCGGTGAGCAAGAGATGGCAAGACACGTCCAAAGCCCGCACGGTTTGCGCCTTGCGGGCTTTTCTGTTTCCGCCCTGAGCCAGTTGGGGCGCGCGCTGTGCGAATGGTGCGCAGGAGGTCTCCACCGTGAGCTGCCACGGTGCTGGTTGCGAAGCGAACGGCATTTCCCCTGTGGCGTCGGCCATAAGCCCGAAGGGGTGACCTACACATGCGGCCTTGGCCTATCGGTCGGGCATCAGCCTTCCAAGCTGAGGAGCCGGGTTCAATTCCCGGAGGCCGCTCCATTTCGACGGAAAGCAGAAAGCTGATCTGCAGGCGGCCTGAAAAGGGACTTCGACAAGCCTGCTCAGGGGCTCACGCCCCGATAGTGCGCCGGGTAGCGCCGGCATCCGTCACCAGTTCGCCACCGCTCGGGCGCATCCGCCACGCCTCATACGCCAGGGACGCCTTGCCCGCAGCGGTGGCACCTCCGTACAGTAGATTAGTTCGCAGTCATGCTATTTTGGGCTGGATTGTGCGGCACAAATGGGAGTCTACTTTCCGCACCAAGCGCATGTGTCCCTATTGACGGGGCCCATGTGAACCGAGTGCGATTTGTGGAACGATTCGACGAGTGACTCCTGGCTAATCACCCACCCTGACTCTGTACGCCCAGATAAGAAAAAGGACAGTTCATCTGCTTCGGCCTCTGAGAGGTCTTGTATTCCCCTAAGGATTTGCTCAACTTTTGGCGATGCCATAACTTATGCTCCACAACTTTTGCAATGAGATTGATCCGAGGAGGCGTCCTCAGACTGCGGCTTTTTACCACAATCTCCGCAGGGGAGCTGGAATCGCTTCAGTCCTGCTCTAAGGCCAACTTTTCGGTCTTGTTCGCTGAAATCAAGACGCTCGTCGTTGGTGTCTTGGGCTTTGATCTTTCCTTTAAGTTCGGCGAACATGAAGCTGAAAACTTCGGCAGGAAGAGTGTTATTTTTGGCTAATTCACGCGCCTCCACCGCAAAAATCTTGTTTGTGGCAGACGAGTCTAAGCAAGATCTTAGATTTCTATCAACGCCTGAAAAAATGAGTGTCGCAGACGCAATCGCTTGAATGAACAGCCCGACAGCCACCACGTATAACAGCATAGGAAGAAATGGGGCTTGGACTGTGAAAGCAATGGCATAGGCGCCAACGAGCACTGGAGCAATGAAGCCGAGGTAATTAACGGCTTTTGTCTTGCGTGAGTACTTGCGAACTCGGGCATCCAAGACTGCTGCTGTACCCCAGCAGTCAACGGCCATTTGGTTTAGATCATGACGTAGGCTGTTGTCGATCATCGGTTTACCAGTTTCTGACTGTAAGTTCATGTATCAAGGATACACGAGGTGATTCATCGGGAGCCATGTGTGCGTTGTTGCTGATGTTCGGTTTGACATGAGTGCGACTCCCCGGCTGTAAGGACGCGATGCTGAGTAAAGGCGCTGCCTGAACTGAGAAAGGGCCTGCCATGGGACAGCGACCGCGCATCAGCGCACTGCCGCTGCGGATCCAGAAGGTCGACGCCCGCAAGCTGCAGCAGGCCCCACGCCTGGGCGCTACGGGCCGAGCCCGAGGGCGGGCCAGGCAGGAGGCCCGGCTGAGGATATGGCTGCGAGACGGCCCGCGCTGCGCCTGCTGCGGCGAACTGATCGACATCACGCCCGGCACGCCCCGACCCTTCGAGCTGGATCACATCGTGCCGCTGTGGCAGGGCGGCGAGGACACCGACGACAACAGGCAGTGCCTGTGCGTCAGCTACGACGCCGAGGGCAACAAGCGCGGCTGCCACGTCGAGAAGACGGCGCGGGAGGCGGGAGATCGGGCGAAGGCGGATCGCCGCGCCTGAGCCCGTCTGACGCGAGCCAGGGGCATCGCCGGGGCGACCGAGGGGAGGGGTGGGGTCAAAGGCTAGGAGCCTCGGCCCTGGATACCGCCCTGTTCCGCACGCGCAAGAAGTTTCCCCCTATTCAAATAATTCAAATGGAGTTGCTATGGCCGGAGTCAAAGGGCGCAGCGGCGGCGCGCGTCCAGGCGCCGGCCGTCCACCGAAAGAGCCCGCATATCTGAACCTGAGTGTTACCTACGACGAGCCCGCCAAGTTCCTGAAGGCGGTGATGAACGACAGCGGCACCGAGGCCAAGCTGCGAGTGGACGCCGCCAAGGCGCTGCTGTCCGCAGAGGTGCGCCGGGCCGAGAACGGCGGGAAGAAAGCGGCCAGCGCAGAGAAGGCCAGGAACGCAGGACGCGGCAAGTACGAGTCTGCAGCACCACCAACTCACCTTCAATAGGAGTCGCCGATGCCTGAATGGACGACTGCTTGCCCAGACTGGGCCGAGCGGCTGCGTAATGGGCGCTCCATCATCCCGCCGCCCATCTTCCCTGCAGAGGCCGAGGCCAATCTCATCGTGATGCGTGATCTGCGGATCGTGGACGCCCCAGGTAGCCCGCGCATGGAGGACTCCTGCGGCCAATGGCTGTTTGACCTGGCCGCCTCGATTTTTGGGGCATACGACGCCTCGACCGGACGACGGCTGATCAAAGAGTGGTTCGTGATGCTGCCGAAGAAGAACTTCAAGTCGGGCTTCGCGGCTTCTGTGATGTTGACGTTGCTGATCCGGAATTGGCGGAAGTCGGCCGAATTCACGATCCTGGCTCCGACCAAGGAGGTCGCCGACAACAGTTTCAGCCCCGCCAAGGACATGGTGCAGTTTCTGGAAGAGGACGAGGACGGCGAGCCATACAGCGAGCTATCGGACCTAATCCACGTCCAGGACTCTCAGCGCATCCTTACTCATAAGAGCAAGGGTGCCAAGCTGAAGGTGATTGCGGCGGACACGAACACGGCGGCGGGCAAGAAATCTGTTGTCCTGCTCGTTGAGGAGTTGTGGCTGTTTGGCAAGAACCCAAAGGCAAAAGACCTGTTCCGGGAGGCGGCGGGTGGATTGGCCTCAAGGCCGGAGGGCTTCACGCTCTACATCACAACGCAATCGGACGAGCCGCCAGCTGGCGTGTTCAAGGAAAAGCTGGAATACGCCCGCAAGGTTCGCGATGGCGAGATCATCGATCCCCAGTTCGTTCCCGTCCTGTACGAGCACCCTCCGGAGATGGTCAAGAGCGGCGATTGCCTGCTCCTTGAAAACATGCCGATGGTGAATCCGAACTATGGCCGGTCGGTGGACGAGGAATTCCTCACTCGGGAGCACCGCAAGGCCGAGGCCGAGGGCAAAGATTCGCTGAAGGGCTTCCTTGCGAAGCATGCCAACGTTGAGGTGGGCCTGAACCTACGTTCTGATCGCTGGACTGGCGCTGACTTCTGGGAGGCTGCGGCCATCCCGGTTTTCTCCCTGGAGGAGCTGCTCGACCGCTCGGAGGTGGTGGAGGTCGGTATCGACGGCGGCGGCCTGGATGACTTGCTGGGCCTGGCCGTGATCGGGCGTGAGATCGATACAGGCCGCTGGCTCTCATGGGCGCGTGGCTGGATCCACCCGATAGCCCTGGAGCGCCGCAAGTCCGAGGAATCCAAGTACCGCGACTTCATCAAGGCCGGCGACCTGGTGCTCGTTGATCGGGTCGGCCAGGACGTGGAAGAGGTGGTCCAGATCGTGGAGCAGATCGTGGATACCGGCCTGCTCGACAAGGTGGGCGTGGACCGCCTGGGCCTGGGCGCCATCTATGACGCCCTGGTGGGCACAGAGGACGAGCCGGGGCCTGTGGAGGCTGACCAGGTGGTGGGCATTCCGCAGGGCTACCAACTCAACGGCGCGATCAAGACGGCCGAGCGCCACGTCGCTGCCAGGAAGCTGGTGCACGGTGGCCGTGCCCTCATGGCCTGGTGCGTGGGCAACGCCAAGACGGTGATGCAGGGCAACGCCGTGACCATCACCAAGCAGGCCAGCGGCGTCGGCAAGATCGACCTGCTGATGGCCCTTTTCGATGCCGTGTATCTCATGGCCCTGAATCCGGAGGCGAAGGCCGGCCCGGCGATTTACTCACTGGAGCTGGGATGACACAGACTTTCAACATGACCTCGCACCAGCACGGCAGCCGTGTGCTGTCCGGCTGGATCGCGGGCCGCGAGGGTGCGGCAGAGCGCGCCGGCCTGCTGGCGCTGGGCGAGAACGAGGTCACAAGCAGCGGGACGTCCATGGGCGAACTGGCGAACCTGCTGGGCGCTTCGAGCCGCTCGGCGGCCGGTGTGCGTGTGACCAAGGAAACGGCCATGCGCGTGTCGGTGGTCTATGCCGCCGTCTCGCTGGTGGCTGGTGCCATCGCCTCGCTGCCCATCTCGATCTACGAGCGAGACACGCGCGAGAAGGTGGATCACGACTACTGGTACTTGCTCAACGAGAACGCGGGCGGCGTCTGGTCCGCCTTCACGTTCTGGGAGTACCTGATGAGCGCCAAGCTCTTCGAGGGGGACGGCTTCGCCGAGCTGGTGCGCTCCAGCGTGCGCAGCTCCAAGATCATCGCGCTCAAGCCGCACCATCCGCTGAGCGTGGACCCGTTCAAGAAGGGCGACAAGGTGCTGTACCGCATCAACCCCTCGGACGGCGGGCCGGCATACACGCTGGACAGCGCGGACATGCTGCACGTCCCGAGCCTGGGGTTCGACGGCCTGCGCAGCCCCAGCGCGATCACCTTCGCCGGGCGCGAGGCCATCGGCGCGGCCATTGCTGCCCAGGAGCACACCAGCCGATTCTTTGCCGGTGGCGCGAACATCGACTATGCGCTCAAGGCGCCTGGTCGGCTCTCCGACAAGCAACTGGGCGACCTCAAGGCCTCGCTGCTGGCGCGGGCCATGAACGGTGGCCGTGGGCCGCTGATCCTCTCGGGCGGCCTGGAGCCGGCGCAGCTGTCCATCAACAGCAAGGATGCCGAGATCCTGGCCACCCGCCTGTTCAACGTGGAGGAGATCTCCCGGATCCTGGGCGTGCCGCCGCACATGATCGGCCACACGGACAAGCAGACCAGTTTCGGCACGGGCATCGAGCAGCAGGGCATCGGCTTCGTGCGCTACACGCTGCAGCGCCACCTGACGCCGATCAAGCAGGAGCTGAACCGCAAGTTCTGGCCCGTGCGCGAGAAGCTGTTTCTGGAGCACATGGTCGAGGCCCTGGAGCGGGCCGACCTGAAGACCCGGTACGAGGCCTACCGCATCGCGATGGGCCGGGCCGGCGAGATGCCGTGGATGGACGCCAGCGAGGTGCGCCGCCGCGAGAACCTGCCGCCGAACGCCAGTCTGCTGCGCAACCCCGGCAACCCCGGAAAAGATGACGGGAAGGGAAACAATGAAAAACCGACTCAGTAAGCTGTACGCGGACAACCGCCGCGCCAGTGCCCGCAAGTTCGAGGTGGTGGCCAAGGCCGACGACCGCGAGGCCGAGGTCTACCTCTACGACCACATCGTGTCCAGCGAGCTGGAGGCCGAATGGTGGGGCGGCATCGCCCCGGGCCCATTCGTGAAGGCCATCCGTGATCTGGACGTGGACGCCATCCATCTGCGCATCAACAGCCCAGGCGGCTCGGTCTTCGCGGCCCGCGCCATGGAGCAGGCCCTGCGCGAGCATGGCGCCAAGGTGATCGTGCACATCGATGGCATCGCGGCCAGCGCGGCAACCTTCATCGCCATGGCGGGGGAGGAGGTGATCATGGCCAAGGGCGCCATGTTCATGATCCACAAGGCATGGACCGGCATGTGGGGCAACGCGAACGACCTGCGCAAGGAGGCCGACCTCCTGGACAAGATCGACGGCACCCTGGCCGAGACCTACGCGGCCAAGACCGGCAAGGAGCTGGCGCAGATCGCCGACTGGATGGCCGAGGAAACATGGTTCACGGCCGACGAGGCCCTGGAGAACGGCTTCGCCACCTCCATCGCGGCGAGCGACGCCAAAGCGCGCGCAAGCGCCAGGGCCAACGCCAAGGCCTGGAACCTCTCGGCCTACGCCAACGCGCCGCGTGACCCCTGCGACGAGCCAGAGCCCACGCCCAAGACTGAACCCGCGAACGACCAGCAGTTCGCCACCGAAGACCACCGCGCCCGCCAGCAGCAGCGTTTGAGCATGCTGGCGCGCCTCTCCCATCAGTAAGCGCCTCGCGCAACTGAGACCGCCGCCCACCGAGGCGGCTTTTTCATGTCCGAACGACCTGCGCGAGCGGTCAAAACCTGAAAGAAAGGCTCACCATGAGCAAACTTGCACAACTGCGCGCCCAGCGTGACGCGAAGGCCAAGGCCGCCGCCGAACTGAACGCCAAGACCCCGGCCGACCAGCGCATGCCGTCCGCCGATGCATCGGCCCTGGATACCATACTCAACGAGATCGAGGCCATCGACGGCGAGATCGCCCGCGAGAACCGCATCAACCAGGTGGCCGGCGATGAGCGCGCCGAGCACGAGGCCGCGCTCAACCAGGCCACGGTCCAAGGCGGCGGGCGCACCGAAGAATCCCAGGCCCTGCGCGCCATGCTGACCGGCGGCCTGTCCAACCTGTCGCCCGAGCAGCGCAATGCCATGGCCTCGCGCCAGAACCCCGACATCCGCGCCGCCATGTCCACCACGACAGGCTCCGAGGGCGGCTACACCGTGGCCACCGAGTTCAGCCGCTCGCTGCTCGAAGCGATGAAGCAGATGGGCGGCGTCCGCGCCGTGGCCACTGCGCTCCAGACGGCGACCGGCGCGCAGATGCTGTTCCCCACGGCCGACGCGACGGCGGAGGAGGGCGAAATCGTTGGCCAGAACGCTGCGGTCACGAACGGCGAGACCGCCTTCGGTCAGGCGTCCATGGACGTCTACAAGTACAGCTCCAAGAGCATCGCGCTGCCCTTCGAGCTGCTGCAGGACTCGTTCATCGACATCGAGGCCTACATCAAGTCGCTGCTGGCGCTGCGCCTGGGCCGCATCCAGAACCGCCACCAGACCGTGGGCACTGGCACCGGCCAGCCTCGCGGCATCGTGACGGGCGCCTCCGTCGGCAAGACCGGCGCCACGGGCCAAACCACCAGCGTGACCTATGACGACCTGGTGGACCTGGAGCACTCGGTGGACCCGATCTACCGCTCGCGCGCTGCCTGGATGTTCCATGACGATGTGCTCAAGGTGCTGCGCAAGATCAAGGACACCCAGGGTCGCCCGATCTTCGTGCCGGGCTACGAGCAGGGCAACCCTGGCGGCGCCCCTGACCGCCTGATGGGCCGCGCCATCAACATCAACCAGAACATGGCTCCGATGGCGGCCAATGCCAAGTCGATCCTGTACGGCGACTTCAGCAAGTATTTGATCCGCGACGTGATGGACGTCACCCTGTTCCGCATGACCGACAGCGCATACACGCTCAAGGGCCAAGTGGGCTTCGTGGCCTTCTGCCGCTCGGGCGGCAACCTGCTGGACGTGGGCGGCGCCGTCAAGGCCTACGCCAACTCGGCCACCTGATCGGCCGCTCATGAACCCAGGCCCCGGCTACGGCTGGGGCCGCATCTCAAGGAGCCGACATGGCAACGAAACCGAAACCCGCACCCATGGCACCCACGGCAGCTGAGGCGCCGGCCGCCGACCAGGTTGCAGGCCAGCAGGCTCAGCAGCAGGGGGGCGACGAGACTGCGCAGTCTGGCGAGACCCAGGCTCCGGCTACGGCTGGGGCCGCAGAAGGGCAGGGCGCTGGCGCTGGAACCCAGCAGGATCCCGCGCCCCAGGACGTGGCGCTGGTCGACGTGCGCGTCCTGGCCGCCGTGACCATCGATGGCGTGCGCTTCGCGCCTGACGATGTGATCGAGGGCGTGCCCGAGACCATCGCCCAGGCCTACGCCGGCAGCGTGGACCCGCACCCCGATGCCGTGGCCTACGCCCGCTCGGTGGGCTCGCCCGTCAAGCCTTTCCCGGGCCAGGCCCATGCAGAGGATTGACCTCGCGCGGGCCAAGCTGCACCTGCGGGTCGATGGTGATGAGGAGGACGCCCTGATCGAAGGCTGGATCGCTGCGGCGTATCTGGCCATCGAGGGGAAGATCTTCGCCAAGCTCTACGAGGATCAGGCCGAAATCCCGGAGGGGGCTGTCGGCGTGGTCATCGATGAGGCCATCCACTCGGCCGCGCAGCTGATCATCGGGCACCTGTACGCCAACCGCGAGGCCGTGGCCCCGGGCCAGGCCGCCGAGATCCCGATGGGTGCCGACTGGCTGCTGCTGCCCTACATCAACACGGCGGGAGGCTTCTGATGCAGGCCGGCACCCTTCGAGACCGCATCCACATCCAACGCAAGACGGGCGGCAAAGACGGCTGGGGCACGCCTGAGCCTGAGGCCTGGGAGAACATCTCCACGGGCCGCATCGCAGCCAGCGTGCTGCACAAGTCTGGCCTGGGCACGATCAAGGCAGACGCTGAGGTTTCCATCGTCCGCGCGAGCATCCGGATCCGCCGCCGCGCTGGCGTGAACGCCGGAATGCGCGTGCTGTTCGACGGCAACGTCTACGAGCTCAAGGCCGTGCTGCCTGGGCCTACCCGCGAGTACATCGACTTGGTGTGCGAGCTTGTGAAAGGACCGACCCAATGACCAAACCACGGACCCCGCGCGCACCGCGGGCGCCGCGCGCTGCCCCGGCTCCGGCCGATGACGGCGGCCCGCGCACGGTGCTGACGACAAAGCCCGGCACCATCGGCCCCTACGGCTACATCTCCGGCCTGCTGATTGACGACGTGCCGGCCGATGTGGCTGCGGCAAACGCGGGCTGGATGGACGCGGACCCCGAGCGCGTGGCAGAGGCCCGCGCTGCCCGCGCCGACGCGGTGCCGTTCAAGGGCTGACGGCCATGGCTCGTCGCACGCTGTCCCGCAAGGGATTCGACGGAAAGAGCCGACAGCTGCAGGGCAACAACTCTTCCAACAAGGCATTTCAGATCAACCCGAACCTGGGCGGCCTGTTTGACATGCTGGATGAGATGGAGGCCAGCGTGGAGGAGGCCTTGCGGCCTGCTGCCCAGGCGGCCACCCAGGTGATCTATGACCGCGTGAAGCTCAACGTCTCTGCCCTCGGCCGCGTCACTGGCAACCTGGACCGATCCATCTACCAGTACTACAGCACCGAGAAGTCGGTGGACGGCGAGCGCGCCGAGTATCACGTCTCATGGAACCACAAGAAGGCGCCGCACGGACACCTGCTGGAGTGGGGCTGGCTGCAGCGCTACGTCTACCGGCCCGACGGCATGGGGCCGATGGTGCGGCCCGGTATGGATGGCAAGCCGAAGCCGGGGCGACGGGCGAGCCAGGCGCAAAAGGATGCGTACTACGTGACGCTTCCTGTGCCCAAGCAGATCCCTGGCAAGGCGTTCATGCGCAGTGCAGAAAGCTCGCTGCCTGAGGCCAAGCAAGCTGCTGAGCAAGAGCTGCTGAGGCGTATTCGCGGGAAGGGGGGTGGCTGATGGCGTTGGAAACCGACCTGATGACCGAGCTGCTGGCCGAGTGCCCGCGCGTCGTCGTGGGAACGGCTCCCTACGGCACGGCCATGCCCTACGTGACCTGGCAGCACATCGGCGGCGACGTGCTGCGCTACACGGACAACGCGCCGGCAGACAAGCGCAAGCCGCTCATCCAGATCAACACCTGGGCCGCCACTCCGCAGCAGGCCTTCGCGCTGATCCAGCGCATTGAGGAGAGGCTCTGTGCTGCAGCGGCCTTCACAGCGCGCCCCCACGGCGACCCCATCGGTGCTTATGACGATGCAGGCGTTGTCTCTGGCTACCTGCAGACCTTTTCCATTCTGGGCGCCCGATAGCCCGGCTGCGACCGTACAGGAGTGTCCATGGACAACAAGACAGTTGAATCGAACAAGCGCCTGGCTGAGAACCTGCGCACCCTGGCTGACAGGGTGGAGGCCCAGGACCAGCTCGTCTATTACTCGGCCAGCGCGGCGGTTCCAGATGCCGCTGCAGTGTTGCCGGGCGGGGGGGCTCGTCTTTCAGCGCCCTCTCCCCTTGAATCTCGTCATCGTGATGGGAGACAAGGATTTCGTCTCCAGGGAAACCCAATGAGCACAGCAACTACGGAACTGCACCGCACGCTGATACGCCTCGCCAAGGGCGCCATCACAGCCTGGGAGAAGTGGCTCGAAAGCCGCGCCTCTCACTGAACGTTTTCTCCAACCTGCCTCGCAGGCCTGCCACTCCCGATGGGGACTCGCAGCCATGACGCCTCGCAGAAACCGGCCCCTCTGGGGCCTTTTTCTTTGAAAGGGCCACAACATGGCATCTCTCCCTACCGGCTCGCGCATCGCCGTGGCCACTTCCATCGGCGCCAAGGTGCCTATCACCGCGATCACCAACGCGACCGAGGCCGTCTGCACGGCAGCTGGGCACGGCCTGGCCGTCGGCAACATCGTGAGCATCCTGTCCGGCTGGGGTCGTCTGAACGGCCTTGTGTTCCGCGTGAAAGCCATCCCGACCCCGGACACGTTCACCCTGGAGGGCCGCAAGGCCAACACCATCAACACCAACCTGTTCACCCCTGGCGGCGGCGCTGGCTCGTTCCAGAAGGCGCTGACCTGGGTTGACGTGGTGCAGATCCTGTCCAACAACACCAGCGGCGGCGATCCCAAGAAGGTCACATACCGCTACTTGGAGAGCGAGAACGAGCAGGAAATCAACGACGGTTTCAGTCCGGTCTCGCGCTCGCTGGAAATCGATGCTGATGCCATCGAGACCCCGGGCTACACGGCTCTGGAAGATCTGTCCGCCAGCGGCGCCGACACGATCCAGCGCCTCACCATGAAGAACGGCGCCACGTCGTATCTGGCATGCACCGTGGCGCTCAACGATGAAGTGCTGATGCAGGACGGCCAGGTCAACCGTGTGAAGGCCGACTTCAGCGGCAAGGGCCGCTCCACCCGCTACGCCAGCTAAGGCGCCAACCCCATGCACCGACGCAGCCGCTTCGCTCCTTTCAGCGGGGCGGGCGGCTGCGCACGGGCTTTTCTTTTTCCATCCGCTGAAAGGATCTCTCCATGGCCACTCAATCCAAGACCGCTGTTTCCTCCGCTGCAGACGAGGCTGGCAAGAAGCCCCCCGCATTCATCTTTGGCGCCCGCCCCGAGACCATCACGGCGCCCGTCTCTTTCGTGCGCGTGACCGGCGAGGTCGCCGAGATGGACTGCAAATTCAAATACCGCACGCGCCGCGAGTTCGGCGAGCTGTGGGACGAGGTGTCCAATGCCAATGTCCCTCAGCCGGCCGACGGCGAGAAATTCAGCTTCGCAAACTTGGCCGACCGTGGCCTCGAATTCAGCGCAGAACGAACCCTCAAGTACCTGGTGGGCTGGGGCGTCGAGATCGAACTCAACAAGGCGGCCCTGGTGCAGCTGTTCGATGAAGAGCCCAACGCCGCCGCCGCGTTCTGGGACGCCTACCGCGCCGCTCTGGTGGATGGCCGCGTAAAAAACTCCTGAGCGCCACCGTCGCCTATTTCACGCCTGATCCTGAAGTTGCAGAAGGCTGCGAGCCAGAAGACTACTGGGAAGACCCAGTGGAGGCCTGGCCCGAGAACGCCGAGCCGCTGGCGCTGTTCGTCGGATTGCAGACGCAATGGGCTTGGGTGGTTGGAATGGGCGGCGGCGGGCGCATAGGCCTGCGGTATGAGGCGGTCTATCCGCTGCTTGACCGCGTGGCGCAGGGCGACCAGGAGCTCTGGGACGAACTGTTCGCAGACGTGCGGCGGATGGAGATGGCCGTGGTCAACATCCCGCAGAAAAGGTGATGCGGTAGCATGCCCTTCAATTTTCAAGCGAGGGGTATATGCGCAAAGTCTTGTCTGTCGGCCTATTGATTCTGCTGGTGCTGGGGGGCTGCATTTACATGTACGGCGCCTACGTCGTACATCAACACCGCAATGCGGTGCGCGCCGAGTTGAAAGACCCTGATTCTGCTCAGTTCAGAAATGAGCGGTTGATCAACGGATGGACCGTAAAAACCAGCATTCTTTGCGGTGAGGTGAATGCCAAAAACGAGCTCGGAGGTTACTCCGGTTTCAAGCTATTCGCTTCGACAAGCGGAGAAAGCGCTGACGTGGAAAAAGACGTTGGTAGCAAGGTATTCATAGAGGGCTATTGCAGTAAATAGCCCTAGAACAGCACAACGGCCCGCACTGCGGGCTTTTTTTATGGCTCGCTTCGGCGGGCCATTTTGTTTGGGGGTGTGATGGAAGAACAAAACCGCAAGATTGGCTTCGTGGTTTCTGCGGAAGACGACACCAAGACCACCTTTCAGAACATCAAGACTGGCGCGGCCGATATGGCTGCGTCCGTCGCCAAATCCGGCGAGCAGGCCGCCAAGGGCGTGAAGGGGATCGGCGATGGCGCCGATGAAGCCGCCCAGAAGATGGGCCGGGCCGAAAGCGCGATGGCCCAGGCGCTGACCCGCGCCACAGAAAAGGCCAGGATTGCTACCCAGGCCGGCGAAAGCCTGTCGCGCGCCTTCGAGCAGAAGATCGAGATGCGTGGTCTCGATGCGACCAAGCTGAACCCGCTGGTCGCCAAGCTGCGCGAGGCTGAAGAGGCGCTCGCATCGTTCAAGGCCCAGCAAGCCAAGGAAGCGGGTCAGAGCTCGTTCCTGGAATCCCTGCGCTCGCAGACCCAGGCCCTGGGCAAGACGAAATCCGAGCTGCTGGAGCTGCAGGCAGTGCAGCTGGGTGTTGCCAGCCAGGCGGCACCGTACATCGCCAAGCTGCGCGAGACCGAAGCCGGCATGGGTCGAGTCGGGATGACGGCGGCGCAGACGGCTCAGGCCATGCGCATGGTGCCGGCGCAGTTCACGGACATCGTTGTGTCTCTCCAGTCTGGACAGGCCCCGCTGACGGTGCTGCTGCAACAGGGCGGCCAGTTGAAAGACATGTTTGGCGGTGCTGGCGCGGCTGCGCGCGGCATGGCTGGCTACGTGGCCGGCTTGGTGAATCCCTTCACCGTGGCTGCTGCCGCCGCCGCAACGCTCGGCGTCGCGTATTACCAAGGCAGCAAGGAGTCGGACAACTTCCGCCGCTCCCTTGTGCTGAGCGGCAACCAGGCCGGCACCACCGTCGATGAGCTGAATGCCATGGCTCGCGCCATCGCCAGCACATCGGGCACCCAAGGCGCCGCAGCTGCAGGCCTGGCCGAGATGGCCCGCTACAGCAAGGTCGCATCCGACCAGCTGAAGGACTTCACCGCCATCGCTCTGCAATGGGAGAAGACCACGGGCCAAGCCGTCAGCGAGACGGCCAAGCAGTTTGCGGACCTGGCCAAGGATCCGCTGCAGGCATCGCTCGCCCTGAACGAGCAGATGAACTACCTGACTGCGAGCATCTACGACCAGATCAAGGCGCTGGAGAAGCAGGGCAAGACTGCCGAGGCTGCGGCTGTGGCTCAGAAGGCCTACGCAGACGCGATGAAGACCGGCGCAGATGAGCTGACCCAGAACCTGGGCTACATCGAGCGCGCGGTCCAGATCGTGACGGGCGGCGCGAAGAAGATGTGGGACGCAATTCTCGGCGTGGGACGCCAGACCTCGCCTTCGGACCAAGCCGCCAAAGAACTGGAGAGGCTGCAAAAGCAGCTCGCGGACAAGATCGCGGCGGGCCCCAAAAACGACCTGCCAGAAATGCGGGCGAGCTATGACAAGGGCGTGGAGGATCTCAAGAGGCGGATTCAGCAGGCGTCCGAGTTCTTGACCTTTGCTGGCGCTGCAAACAAATCCATCGCTGAGACGCATGCCTCCAACAAGGAGTACGTCGATGCAATGGAGGACTTCGACAAGCTTGCGGGCCAATTCGCGACAAAGGATGTCAAGCGCAAGCAAGAGCTGACCATCGCTCAGAACACCTACAACAAGTCGGTTGAAGAGACGAAGCGAGCCTATGCCAACACGCCGGAGCTGGCGTCAAAGCTTGCTGATCTGGAGACGCGCTACAAGAACGCCGTCGAAGGGATCAACAAGCGGTACACCGAGAAGGGCTCGGGCGGCATCAGCATCTCCGACAACCAGCTCGCGAACCTGGAGGGCCAACTTGCAGCGGCGAAGCAGTACCGCGAACAGCTCCTGACGCTGGGCGTGGCCGCCGCTGACCTCAATGCTGGTGAGCGCGAGTCGCTCAAGCTGTCGGCCCAGATCGAGAAAGCCACGAACGCGAAGACCCGCGCCAAGCTGGAGGAAGCGAAGGCCCTGGCCGATGCTCTGGGCGTGCAGCTGCGAAGCAATGACGGCCTGGAGAAGTCGATGAAGGCCCAAGAAGCCCTCATCGCTGGCAACTTCAAGGCCGCTGATTCGATCACCGACCGTGCACGCGAGCAGGAGGCTGCCAATGCCGTGTTCGGGAAGGGGCGCACTGAGATCGAGCGAATGACGCTCGCCACGCTTGAACAGCAGATGGCCGAGGCCCAGGGCAGCGACAGCTTCGACCCGAAGTACATCGCCAGCCTGGAGGCCAAGATCGCCGCCCAGAAGCGCTACACGGCCGCTCTGCAGCAGGCCGACTACAAGCAGATGGACGACCGTCTCACGAAGTCGCTGCAGACATCGAAGGATGAGCTGGCGATCCAGAAAGAGGGCCTGTCGCTGCTGGGCGCCGACGAGGTGCAGCGCAAGAAGATCATCGCGCAGCGCCGCATCGAGTTGGAGCTCGCCAAGGAGCTTGCGGAGATCGACCGCACGATCTACAGCGACGACAAGGACGAGAACGAAACGAAGCGCGAGACGCTGCGCCAGAAGGCCCGCGAGAAGGCCGAGACCAATACTCAGACCTCGCTGCTGCGCATCCAGGAGGAGTACGTCAACAAGCAGGTTGAGCAGTACGACGAGATCTTCCGCAAGGGCTTCGCAGACATGCTCAACAACGGGCGCGACGGCTGGGACAGCTTCACGAAGAGCCTGACCACCACGTTCAAGACGACCGTGGCGGACCAGATCTACAAGATGTTCCTGCGTCCGTTTGTGGTGCAGGTTGTGGCGGCATTGGTTGGAACTACGGGGGGTATTGATGCCGTAACGGGAGGCGGCAGCGGACTCATTGGCAGCGCGGGCTCCGGCATGCTCAGCAACCTTGTGTTCGGCGGCATGTCGTTGACCACGGTCGGTAGCTCCATCGGCGCCGGCATCATGGCCACGCTGACGGGCTCCAGCCTGGGCGGCGCAGGCGCTGCCGGCATCCTGGCGGGTGGTTCGTCTGCCCTGGGCATGTTGGGCGGTGCGCTGCCTTACCTGGCCGCAGGCCTGGCCGTGCTCAAGATTCTGTCTGGTGACTGGTTTGGATCGCGTGGGCCGAACCACTCGGGCGGCGTCGCATCCACCGCGACCACCGACCGCGACCAAGCTGCAAAACAGGCGCTGGGCACGGACGCATGGGGCAACACCCTGGGCGACTTCACCAGCCGCAAGAACGAGGCCATCGACAAGCAGCTGGACACCACGCTCAAAGGCATGCTCGACATGTACAAGGCGCTGGCCAAGATCGGCGGCGTCAACGCGCGTGAGATCGACATTGCGGCAGGTTTCTCGATCAATCCGAAGCACGGCGACGAAGGCGCGATGGGCTTTTTCCAGCTCATCGACAAACAGACCGGCGAGATCCTGAAGAAGTTCAAGGATCGCGAACTGGACACCGACCCACAGAAAGCCTGGGCTCAGTTTGTGGGCCAGATGGGCGGTGCGCTCGTTGAGGAGATCAAGAAGGGCGACATCCCCGGCTGGATGCGTGAAGAGCTCGACACCCTTGGCGACAACGTCACAGTTGAGGGCTTGAATGCGGTGATCCAAAAGATCGCCGTCATCGATCTGGCCTTCAAGGGCTGGGCCGACACCCTGACCGGCTTTGCCACTCTCACGGCCAAGGCTCAGACCGAGCTGCTCAAGTTCAGCGGTGGCATTGAGGCGCTGACGGGCAACATCAATGCCTTCTACGCCGGCTTCTACAGCGAAGCCGAGCGCGCCGAGATCCTGCAGCGTCAAGTGCGTGAGCAGCTCAAGGGCCTTGGCGTGAACATCGACCCAAAGGACGGTGACGCCGCGAAGAAAGCCTTCAAGAAGCTCATCGAAGATGCGCTCGCATCCGGCAACAACGAGCTGGCGGCAAAGCTGCTGGCCCTGGCGCAGCTCTTCGGCGTGGCGGCCGATGCCGCGCAGAAGTCAGCGGATACGGCGGCCGAGGCGGCGAAGACTGCTGCAGATGAGGCAGCGAAAGCCCTGGAGGAGTCGCGCAAGAAAGCGAAGGAGGCTGCATACGCGAACTTCGAGGCGGCGATCCAGCGCGAGCAGAAGTACTGGCAAGACGTGGCCAGCACTTCGCAGGAGGCCATAAGCAGCCTGTCGAGCGCGCTGAGCACGCTGCGCAGCAATGCGCGCGACCTGTACGGCTCGCTGGATGCCACGCAGCATATGCTGGCCGCCCAGGGGATGGTCTACATCGAGAGCGCGCTGTCGGGCGTGCGCGGCGGGCGAAAGCTCACCGACTACGAGGGCTTGACAGATGCCATCGGAGCGGCGCGGGGTGGCATCAATTCGGGCCGCTATGCGACCCAGTTTGAGCGCGACCGCGATGCGTTGGTCCTCGCTGGCCAGCTCAGCGAATTGGCAGACAAGGGCGATGCGCAGCTGAGTGCAGAGGAGCGGCAGCTCAAGGCCTCGCAAGAGCAGCTTGAGCGCCTGGACAAGACGCTCACGTACTGGCGCGACCAGCTGGCCGACAACAAGGCGCAGATCGATGCGACGCTGAGCGTTGAGGATGCCGTCAAGGCCCTGCATGCGCTGATACCGGGCTCCAACATCAACGGCGGCGGAACGGGTCAAAAGCCCGGCTCCAGCGGCGGCGCTGTGTGGGGGCCGGGTGGCGGCGGCAGTGCTGTGGAAGACCCGAAGTACGTGCGCCCGCGCGCGGACGGTTCGGGTGGCACCTGGTACGAGGGCATCACGGACCCGGGCCGCGTTGCCGAGCTGGACAAGCTCGCGGGCGGCTATCACCAGTTCGATGGAACAGGCGACGCTGCCGGGCTCAACGCCTGGATCAGGGAAAACAACCTCAAGCCTCAGGACTTGGCAGACCTCTCGGGCCTGTATGCGCGTGATTGGGACAACTGGTTCAAAGCCAATGGAATTCCGGCGTTCGCCACTGGCGGAATGTTTGGAGGAGGCCTGCGCCTGGTTGGCGAGCGCGGCCCTGAGCTGGAAGTGACGGGGCCGGCGCGCTACTGGTCCTCGGCCCAGACGCAGGCAATGCTGAGCGGGGCGGGAGGCAATGACGCGCTGATAGCTGAGGTGCGCGCGCTGAGGGCTGAACTCAGCGAGGTGCGTGCCGCAAGCCAACGCACGGCACAGAACACAGCGGGCATGCCGCAAATGGCTGAGCAGTTCGACACCGTGTCGGAGTCGGGCGTCTTGAGGGTGGGAACGGTATGAACATTCTTTTGCCGAAAGCGATCACGCCGGATTCGTTCGGCCCCGCCACGTCGATTCCCGAGCTGGATGCAGCCCGGGGCGAGGTGGCGTGGGTCGGCTCCGGCAACTACAAGGTGGGCGACCGCCGCGTGTATGAAAGGAAGATCTATCAATGCGTGAAAGATCACACGGGCACCGCGACAACGCCGGACAAGATGCCGGCCGAGTGGCTCTTCAAGGAGCCGACGAATCGCTGGTGCCCGTTCGATCAGTACCTGTTCACGAAGGCCCGTGCTGTTCAGTCGCTGACGTACGAGCTCAAGGGCGTGTTTGCCGACGGCCTGGCTCTGTATGGGCTGGAGGGCGACTCTCTCAGCATCACAATCACGGCCGGTCCTGGCGGGGCAAACCTGATTCCGCCCATCAACGCGGACCTCTGGCAGCAGGCATACGGCGAATGGGAATACCTCTTCGGCGATCTGCAGCGCGGCGATCACTACGTGCTCCGGGGCATCCCGTTGCATCCTGATCAGCGCATCAAGATCACCGTGCGCCGCACCGCGCCGACGGCTGAGGCTGCTGTCGGCTACATCAGCGTCGGCAATCACAAGACCTTGCTGGCCCCCTCGGGCGGCTTCAGCGCGGTCGAGGATGGCGCCGAGGTCACGACCAAGGACTACGGCTACACCAAGGACAACGCGGACGGCACCTACGAAGACATCGAGGGACGCAAGGCCAAGAACATCAGCCTGTCCGTCGTGGTCGCCGCTGACCAGGCGCCGCTGATCGATTCGCTGCTGACCCAGATCGCAGGCAAGGTCGTGGCCATCGAAGTCTCCAAGCTGGCCAAGTTCTCGCACCTCGCAACCATTGGGAAAGTCACGGGCACCGTGCGCTCCTCGGGCGGCCCAACTGCCCGCGCAGAAATCCAAATCAAAGGCAACGTATGACCGATATCGTCACGATCCCGGACGTGCTGCCGATCTCGCCCTATCCGGCGCTCGGCAGCACCAATTTCAACAACGAGGCCTATGCGTATGCGACGAGTGTTCCGCCTGCGGTGTCCCGCATGCGCGAGATTGCGGTCGCGGGCCGGACGTGCGCCATTGCCGCCCAGGAATATGCGACGGCGGCTCAAGGCCATGCAGGCAACGCTCTGACGTACTCCAGCAACGCGGCCACCAGTGCTGGCACGGCGGCCACTCAAGCGGGGAATGCCCTGACCTCTGCAAGCAACGCGGCCACCAGTGCTGGCACGGCGGCCACGCACGCCAGCACGGCTGCGGGCGCCTTGGCGGCGATGCAGGTCATGTACCTGGGCAGCAAGGCTGTCAACTCGCATCCGGCGACCGACAACATGGGCAACCCGCTCCAGGCCGGCGCCATGTACACCAACACGGGCACGAATGCGGCGCTCAGTAAACGCGGATGGTGGTGGGATGGCGCAGCGTGGCAACTGGCCTGGGGTGACATCACGGGCGTCTACATGCCGACCACGGGCGGCACGTTTACGGGGCATATCAATGTGCCGGCCAACGCGACAGGCAATCAGGCGCCGCGTGTCAGCGAGGTTTTCAAGAAGGCCCCCGATGCGTTCGGTAAAGCCAAGCCCATGGGCGAGCTTGACGTAGGGTTCGCCCTGTTCACAACGACCTCGGGGCGCGGCGGGGACTGGCCTCCAGAGACCTACGACGATCCGAACCAGGCCTGGCTTGTCGAGACGACGGGTGGAGCAGGGCGGGCCAAGCAGGTTGCAACGCAGCTGCTCACGACAACGGCCATGACTTCGACTACTGGTCGCATCCAGGGAAGCACCTGGCAGCGTTCGCTGGAGGGGACAACCTGGGGCGCCTGGGACCGAGTGATCACCGCAAGGACTGCAATGGACCAGCAGGTGACAGTCAATGTGCCAGCCGGCACAACGACGTATACCCTCGACCCGGGGCTGGGCGGCTCGCACGTTGTAACGATCAACGGCACCTGCACCTTCAATCTGCCCGCTGGCCGTCAATACGGTGATCAGGTGACGCTGGATGTTGTGAGCGCCGGAGCAATCCGTTCGATAGGCTTCTCGGCCAACGTCAAGCTGCCGCTGGACGGATCGGGCGCGCAACTGCCGTTTCCATCCTACCCGGCCAATGGAGTTGTCTCGTTTGTGTTTCGCTGCATTCTGGTGAATCGCTGGGAATGCTATTACGCGGGGGTGCACTGATGCTGGTGCGCAACTATCTCGCCACGACTGGGCAGCGTCAGATACTGGTCACCATCTCGGCAAATGTCCGCAGCCCAAACATCGCCGCACTTGCTACAGCGTTGGGGTGGAATGGATCGCAGCTTATTCAAGTCACGATTAATTCAGGGGTGGATGTCGCGAGTCTGAGTATCAGCGGCATCGGTGCAAACCTGCTGCACGTTATCAACAATGGTCGAATTGGTGGCGTTGCGAACTCTGGCACGGGCCTGTACACGCGCACACCCATCCGAATAACCAACAACGGCACCATTTTTGGTGGTGGCGGCCAAGGGGGTCTGGGTGGACTGACCCGATTTGGATACGGCAGCGGCTGGGCTGCAGAGTGCCGAGGCGGCGGAGGCGGCACTGGCGCTGGATTCAACAACAGCGGCACGCTCGCATTTATGAATGCGACTGCAGGATCTGCAGGGGAGAGTGCTGCATATACCGGCGCAACTTTTCCGGGAGACACCCAACCAGCTGGCGACGGCGGCGTTGGAGGTACTGGAGGCAGCATCGGCCAGCCCGGGACAGCGGGCTCGGCCGGAAGTGTGTCCGGCAGCGCATCTGACGTAGTCATTACTCCGGGTGAGTCCGGGCAGCTAGCAGGCTACTACGTGGACGGCAACGCCTATATCAGTTGGCACGCCACAGGCACGCGCCTCGGCCGCGTTATTTGAGGATCAACATGTACATCAACATCGAAACCGGCGACTACCCGCTTAGCGTTGCGGAAATTCAGGAGCTTCATCCACTCACGATGATGGCGCAGCACCTGGAATGCTATGCCCCAGTGGAGCCCACCGACACGCCCGCATATGACGCGGACGCGCAAAAGCCGATTGAGGCCGAGCCTGTGGAAATCGACGGCGTTTGGCGTCAGCAATGGTCTGTCGTGCCGCTGAGCGCTGAAGAGTTGGCCGAGTTGCAGCGTCAGCGTGAAGAAGCTGCGGCCGCGCTGATCCCGAAGTCCTGCAGCCGGCGCCAGGGCCGTCTTGCGCTGCTGGCCTTCGGCCTTGACGACGACGCAGAGGCGGCCATCGCGGCGATCACTGACCCCGTGCAAAAGCGCGAGGCCCAGATCGAATACGACGCGGACACCTGGGAGCGCGCCAACCCGTTTTTGCAGAGGCTGTGGGCGCAGCTCGGCGGCACGCCGCATTCGCTCGATGAGGCCTTCGCGCTCGCTGTGACGCTCTGATCAACACCACTCCACAACAACCCGCTTCGGCGGGTTTTTTCATGCCCGAACAGCCCGGAGGAGGGCCAATGCAAGACGACTACGGCGATGCCATCAACACGCAGACGGCTGCGGCGATCAATGCACGACTGGACGAGGGGGACGCGCGGATGACTCGCATGGAGCGGGAGCTTGCGGCGAACACAGCGGCCACTGAACAGGTGCGCTCGAATACGGCCGACCTGGTCGAAGTTTTCCGTGCCGCGCAGGGCGCATTCCGCGTCCTGAACTGGATCGGGAAGGCCGCGAAGCCGCTGGGCTACATCGCCTCAGCCTGCGCTGCCTGCTTGGGTTTCTGGGCGGCGCTGAAAGGACACCTGAAATGAGCAACAAGGCCAAATTGATCGCCGCCATTGGCGCCGCCGCGGCGGCTCTGGCCGTGCCTCTGGTCGCAAAGTACGAGGGAACAGTGCAGGCCACGTACCGTGATCCCATCGGGATCATCACCGCGTGCACGGGCCACACCGGCCCCGAGTTGCAGATGGGCCAGACGTTCACGCGCGAGCAGTGCGAGGAAATGCTCTACAAGGATCTGCTCAAGCACACGGCCGCGCTGGAATGCGTGCGACAGCCCATGACGGACGGTCAGAAGGCCGCATTCCTGAGCTTTGCGTTCAACGTGGGCAATGGGGCGTTCTGCGGAAGCACGCTGGCACGCAAGGCCAATGCTGGCGACATGGCAGGCGCGTGCGCGGAGCTGAGCCGCTGGACCTGGGCGGGTGGCAAGCAACTGCCGGGCCTGGTCAATCGCCGCGCAGCTGAGCTGCAGCTTTGCGAAAGGGGGCTGTCGTGATCCCCGCGCTCTGCACCCACCTGGCCGCCGCCGGCGCGGCCCTGGCCATCGGCGCGGGCGGTGCCTGGTGGACACAGAGCCAGCGCTACGGCCTGCAGATCGAGAGGCTGCAGCACAAACAGACCAGCGCTGCGCTGGCCAGCACGCAGCAGGCCGTCACCGACATGGCCGGCTTCCAGAAAGGACTGACCGATGCACTCGCCAATTTCCAGGCCACGGGCCAGCGCAACCAGGCCGCGCAGCAGGATATGGACCGCAGCCTGCGTGACTGGCGCAGCACTGTTGCAGGCATGCGGGGCGACTTTGCCGGCCTCCCCGAGCGCATCGCTGGAGCTGCCCAGCCCGCCCTCGCTCAGTACGCCTCAACCTGCACAGCCGTACTCCAAGAGCTGGCAGACCGAGGTGGACGCATGGCAGAGCGCGGTGCAGACATCGCGCGAGCGGCTGATGGCCACGCCGCTGACGTCGCGCTGATGCGGGATGCGTGGCCGATCAGGCCGTAGGCGCGGTCTTTAGTCCACGAACCACTGCATGGCGTAGTTGTTGATGGTTTTCGAAGCAAGTGCGCCTGTACCTATATTTACCTCTGCTTGGGCGTACTGGCCACGCGTGTTCAGCGCGAAATGAACTGAACGGGGAGGATTCGATGTCCCTGCGAAGTTCGTGCCCATGCTTATGTCCACCCCCAACCCTGCGTCACTCAGACAGACCACACCTTGCGTGGCATCGAGCGTCACAGAAGTAAATGCACATTTCACCGCCCAGACATTAACGTTAGGGACAGTCACCAACACCTTGAGATTCGAACCACTATTCAAGGCTGTGCGAAGAGTTTGGAGTGATCCTGCTGTCACATTCCCTCCTACGTCGTTCGCGTAGACCAGCGTCCAAGCATGAGATACGCCTGTAGCGAGAGTCAAAAGGGCGACAGCGAGAGATTTTTTTAAGACCATGATTGTTCCTACATGTAACTGGAGTTGCATTGTAGGCAGGCCACCATCTCAATCAGTCTTCTGGGCAGCACTCCATAGCCCAGTCCAGCGCCTCAGCCGCAGTAGGGTGCGGCCCGTTGAACGCGCGGATGCCGCGCTCATCGTCCCAGAGGGCGCCTGTCCAGCGCCGGGCAGCAGGGAAGGGCAGGCGGCCGTAGTCCACCACGACCGCATACCAGCCCGGCGCCGTGGGGTGGCCGCCCCAGATCAGACTGTCAGCCATGGTGGGCAGGGAGGATCTGTACAGGCCCGAGGCCGCTGTGCACGATCCTTCCACTGGGGTCGCGCACCACGAACCAGTCCTTCGCCTGCTGCTCAACTCGGTAGTCCTCTGGTCGGCCTGGCAGCAACTCTTCCTCTGGCAGGCCGAACCAGGGGTGCATGCGCAAGATGGTTGGATAGATCAGCGGCGGGTGCAT